CACAAGATGAACATTCGTAATCGTAAGTAGGCATCAGCGATTGTCTCCTGAACCCATTATAGTCCCGCGAGTCTGACGATCTCGAAGTTTCTCGATATTTAAAATAGCGCAGGTTTCCATGTCAATATCTAGCTCCTCACAAAGCGTAGCGATATACCATAGAACATCACCAACCTCTTTCATGATCTCTGCTGATTTTTCAATGGAGATATCCCCACCATCGTCACGCATAACCTTTTTAATCTTCTCAGCAACTTCCCCTGCCTCACCACAAAGTCCTAGAGTGGGGTAGTAGGGGTTGTTCCCTTTATTCGGGTAGATTGCGGTCTTAGTTGCTTCTGCTTGATATTCTTGGAAGTTCATGCTTTATTATAGAGCTTAATCAATAATTCTCATCCAATGATCTACCATTTCTTGCACCATAGACTCGAAGGTATATTCAGGATTCCAGCCTAGCTTTTCACGAATTTCACTTGAATCGCCCTTGAGAAAGTCTAGCTCCTGTGGTCTGAAAAACTTAGGGTCTACCGTTACATAATCCTCGTAGTTTAAACCCAAAGCCTCAAAGGTTACTTTGCACATATCACGAATCGTTCGGCTCTGTCCTGTAGCTACTACCCAATCATCAGGACTATCGTGATTGACAATCATATACATAGCACGAACATAATCTTTGGAGTGACCCCAATCTCTAGAAGCGTTTAGATTGCCAAGTGCGAGCTTATCCCTTTTGCCTTTCTTGATCTCTACAGCGCCCTTCACAATTTTATTGGTGACAAAGTTTGAACCACGGCGAGGAGATTCATGATTAAATAGAATACCATTACAAGCGTGCATATCGTATGCTGCACGGTAATGGCGAACTAGGTTGTAGCCCATGACCTTTGCACAACCATAGGGAGAGGTTGGGGTCATGGTTGTAGTTTTTCTTTGATAACCATCTGGGTCTACGGAGTTGCCAAACATCTCAGAGGAGCTTGCTTGATAAAATTTAATTTTAAGATTAAACTGTCTGATCGCCTCTAATATATTCAGGACTCCCAAAGCGTTAGTTTGGATAGTGAAGGAGGGCATATCAAAACTAATTCTCACATGGCTCTGCGCCCCTAAGTTATAAACTTCATCAGGGTTAACTTCTTGTAGGATTCTAGTAAGTGAGTAAGGATCTAGAAGGTCTCCGTAGTGAGTGGTGATCCCCATTCCCTTAATTCTGCTATCTTGATTTTCAGGAATAGAGTTCCTTCTAACAATGCCGTGAACATCATATCCTTTAGAAACAAGAAGTTCTGACAAATAACTTCCATCTTGGCCCGCAACTCCCGTAATAAGTGCTGTTTTAGTCATGGTATATTATAGTCGATACTAGTTATTAGATCTAAATACTTCCATGTTTCTTAGGTCGGGCCAGTCTTCCCACACCCACTTCCTAGGTTGGCGGTGTTTGGCTTCCTCTAAGGCATCTAAGCCCTTCTGTGCTGTCTCTGGGGTCATGTAATAATGATAGCCTATACTTGAGATGTTCTGCTCTCTCCACGGCTTGTCGGGCGTTCTGCCGTCATAAGACATCTTCTTCAATTCCTCGGCTGCTTCTTTGTCATCTGTCAGGATCATCCCGCCCTTCCCCAAGCTAAGATGCTTCTGATATTGAAAGCTAAGGCACATGAAGGTATTAGGCTCATATCCGCCTTCTTTCCAAAATACTGCTGCATCAATGATATTTGTGTCTAAAATAGAGTAGTAGTTACTCCAAGGAATGCTGTGAAACTGCCAATCTAGCCCTAACTTCTCTAGTGTGAAAGGTATGGAGATATAGGTTCTATTGGGTATCATGACAGGGTGCTCAGGTTTTGTATATCGAAGACATAGCTCGATGGCGTGAGTACAACAATCAGTAGCCACCGCATAAGGAGCACCATAAAACTCTGCTATGGCATCTTCAAACTTTTTTACTGTCTCGAAACTCATTTCACCGCCTCAACATTTAAACTAATAAGCATTCCATTTTCTTTATCCATGTGTGGAAAGTATGCTTGAGAGTGATCATCTATATGAGAGTGCTTTGTGTCTCTCCAATCATACCTAGCAACATCTTGAAATCCTACACTGTGTAGTAGCTCTGAAAGAGAAGAGAAATCATAAGTAGTTTTATGGTACACTGGAGGAGTTCCCCACTTTCCATATAACGGCCCTAGCACCCTTTCTATGCCGTGTCCACTTGTGTACAAGCTACACAGCTTTTCAAAATCAGGAACAGCCAGCCTCAATACTCCTGATGGTTTCAAAACACGCTTCCATTCTTGAAGCACTTCGACTACTTCAACTCTATCAAAGTATTCTAAAAGATGACTAGCATATATCAGATCGCAGGTATCGTTATCATAAGGTAGCCTCGTGACATCCTTCGATGCAATATGAGGAAAGTCTGCCATATCTACATGAATCCAATCCTCACCAAAATCTCTTTTTCCACAACCTAAATGAAGTTTCATTCAAACACCTTGTCTTTCTCTTGGCCTTCGTATGGTCCAGTCTTGTACTCATAAACTAGAGTATCATCTTCTAGAATTTCGTAGGTATGCCCACCTTCTAAAGTAAAAGAAGCATCCCCTGCTTGAAGAATGTGTGTTTCCAAAAGCTGCATTTCTGTATCAAAAAAATGCACTTTTACACTACCCCTGATTACCACCCAACTTTCTTGGGCTATAGTTTTAGTAAAACTTGGCTCCTTCCAAATGTGTTTGTGTGGTCTAAAAGTTTTACCATTTTCCATCCTAAGAAATGAACATTGTATAAACTGATTTGCATCAACTATATCTGTTCTTTCTTTAGAAAAGTCCTCTGGTGTGCAAACAAGGTGCAGTAGTTTATCTTTCTGGTAAATGCGCTTCAAGGAAATACCTTACCGTGACAACTAAATGGAGTCCAAACATCAATATTTGAAGCAAATACAATGTCCTGAGGCTCTGTGATCAGATCTTTAATATCAATAGCAAAGTGATTTATATCTGTAGCTGCAAGCCAATCTCTCATCTTTAAAAATACTTCATCATTCTTTAGCCAACCATCCCCTACAGCAAGGGAGTTTGAGGTGCTATAGTGTTTGCCTTCTGGGTAAATACTCACTCTGCCAACGCCACAACCACCTACATGCATGAATCCGTTTATGTAAAGTTGATCCCGATCATAAGGAGATTTTGATATGGCTTCAAATATCAGTTGTGATACTTCATTATAATGTTCTTTATTTTTAGAGAACATACTGTCTCTATCCTCTTGTAGTGTGGGAGTGAAGAAGTAGCGATCTGCTATCCTACCCACAGAGATCATAAAATAATTTTGTATGAAGTCTTGCACACTATTGGAGGCTTTTATTAGATTAACTACGCTTTTAGAAAATTCTACAGAGTGTTTATTTATATCAAAAAAAGAAATACTTTTTACCTTTTTTCCTACTAAAGCATTTAGTAAGTTTAGACTTAAGAAACCTCCGCAACTAGCGTAAACTGAAGTAGATGAAGTTTCATAAGACTCTGAAATTTTTCCTAACAGGTCTTGTGACAAGTTACTGTCGTCTGCTGTTCCCAAGTATACATCTCTTAGGTTTGAGAATGAAGCTCCGTGAGAGGGTATCTCACTGAAGACACCTTGAGGGAGAACGCTTGTAATATCAGGATAAGTCATCGACTCAACTCCACAATTAAGTTTCTATTATTAGCCATGTAAAGTATGTCGGAATAATTCCAGTTATTTTTATCAGCAACTTTAAGTAATTCTTCTCCTGATAGACAATTATCAATCGAGTGCTCCCTTCTTATGGAATCGTTACTCCAATCAGATGAGGTCCTATCGTGCTCTAAAACCACAACGCTAGAGAAAGTATCTAAACACTTATTAATAACTTTTTCCAGTATATCAAATTTGACACCGCAGCCTAGTAATATGTGAAGAACACAAGTGTCATAAATATTTGTATCAATAGCAACAGAATCTTCTAAAAATTCTGTGATCGACACATTCATTCGTGTTGGGTAGGATACCTCTCTAAAACCAAAAGGATTTACATATGAGATCTCTACCCAGTTTTTATCTCCGAGCACTTTAAGTGTCTCGTGTAGCAACTCATCATGTGGATTCATTTATTAAGCACCTCCAAGAGCTTCTGTATTCTCTTGTCTGTTGTATGATTATTATACGCTAAGTCGTAAGCGTTCTCTGAAAGAACTTGCCAGTTACTTTTAGCTTCATTTATTTTAGCAGAGATATTTTCATAACTATCTCGCCTATCAAATAGCACGCAATTCACACCATCCTTAAAACCATCAGAAGCTAATTCTTCTCCCAAGTCTGGTGAAACCACGACAGATTTTGCTAGGCACGACTCAAAGTATCGAGGAACCACTCTACCATTCACTCCCCCATCAAGCAAACTAAATTTAGAAGAAAGTAGATTATCCCTAAACAGGTTATTGTCCTCAGCGGTGTCCGTAAGCTGATGCAGCCTGTCAACAATGGTGCCCTCTAATTGTAGATTTCTATACCTCGCCCTAAACTCATATTCAGGTGTGTATGTTCCCGTAAGTAGGAAATCAATAGGCTTCTGCCTTCCATCATATTTGTAAATATCACTACTCCAACAAGGAAAGTGAATATACTCCTTAGCAGCGATTGTAGCCTTGAATGAATCTAGCTCATATGTGTAGTTGTGAAGAACTAAATCAAGATCAATAGAGTGCTTGAGCATCCCTTGCGTTACCACAGGATTTGTAATATGGGTGTCTGTCCAAAATGCATACTTTTTGCAAGGCACACTATAGAAATTAGAAGCTGCTAATACTTCAGGTCTCCAGATATAAATAACATCTGGGCACTCATCACCGTAGAGCAGGGAGATCACATCTTGTATAGTTTTGTCTGGGGAATAATCCTTGTGTCCCAGACCGTAAGATACCACCTCTAGATTTGGAACCTCCTTTATCTTCTTAGAAAAATTATCGTAGGCGTTAAGCCTGTAGTTTTTCTCTTTCGGAGTTTCGCAGTCTTTGATCATTAGTAATTTCATAAATACTTCCTCTTGTTTTTTTCTATGAAGCTATCAGGATGGTAAGTGGCATTTTTATCTATACCGAATCTTCTCCAGATTTCATTCCACAGATGAACAGTTTTGGACTCTGGATATTCAAGGTCGATCCTAGGGTCGAACAGCTTCCCAACCTCAGGACCGAAGAGGGGATTATACTCTTTGGGATCTACTCTATACTCCTCCATACCTAGCTCTTGAACTTTTCTGTGAAGGAGCTTTGGGCCGATCTGACCCCATGCTAGTTTCTCTCTATCTTGAGTCATGCTGTAGTCGAAGCACTCTTTCATGATATCAGAACCTGCTTTACACTTGATGATTCCTGTAGCTACATGAGGCGTTCCGTCTTGCTGATACTCAGTAGAGAAAACATAGTCATCCCCTTCTGGCAGAGGTTGTAGGCATAGAACATCCGTGTCAACCCACCAGCCTCCCTGCTCCAGAAGCATCTTGTATCGGAAGCAGTTTGAGAAGGCAGACACGGAACCTTTACCCTCTCCCACCTTGTAGGAAAAGATCTCGCTCTTATCTAGAATATCATTACCATCACGAACTTCTACCCCCTCAGGAACATTCTTAATGTCAGAGTAAGTGTATAGAACTATTCCTCCATTTACTTTAACAAAGGAACTTAGGCACATCCTTTCTACAGGTGATAAGGTATCGCCAATCCACAGAGTCTGCACAAGTTCACTCACTTAAAATACCTCTCCATTTGTCTAGTATCTGTTGATTATCGAACAGGTAATCTTCTGGTCCTCGCATATTGCGCTGCATACCAAAGTAAGGAATACCTGCTTTCAAGCACTCGCCTTGCACAGTAGGTAAGCACTCTCTTTTTGATGAATGATATACTGCCTCGACGCTACCGTACATCTCCTCTTTATCTTCACAATAGTTTTTGATGCTGACCTTCCCTGTGCGTAGTAGGGGTTCGATCTCACTATCAAAGTAAGGCTTATCGTTTATCTGTCCAAATAATAGAACTTTATTATATCCGTCGTCGAAGGCTCTCTGAATAGAAACATGAGTCTGCTTGTGCTCATCAATACTACCCACAACCCCAGCCGTTCCATTATTTGGATTAGACCAAGAGATGTCATCAATGATCCCTGGGATAACTACACTAGGGTGGTCCACACCATGCCATTCTTTTTGATACTGGCTGACAAAGTGAATTACATCGTAGTTTTGAAGAGGAAGCTGCTTCAGAGGAAATAAATTTGTCTCATGACAACTCAATATATGCTTCTTTGCAGGCATTGGTGGGAGTTTTATAAAATGACTGATCAATATATCTTCTTTTGTTGTGTAGAATCTATTTATATGATCTGCCTTACATTTATCCATATGCCATTCATGAGGGCCATAGAAAATGCAATCATAACCATTATCATTTAAAAGATTAGTTAAATTGATATGGTGAATAGTGCTTCCTCCTGGATTGGACCAGCCACTTACGATCCTAACTTTCAATTTTCAAAAGCTCCTTGTATACATCAAGTCTATCATGCACTCTCTTGTTAAGGTCAAAGTTAACCTCTGTAACTTGATGGAGATTTTCTCCCATAGTTTCCCTTAGTTTTTTATCCTTGGCTACTCGCGTCAGCACCTTAACCCATTCAGACCTTCCCTTGGCAGGATCAATAAGGAAGCCTGTTTCTCCATTAATTATCCATTCATCATAGCAACCTACATTAGAGGCTACCAAAGGTATCTTGTATCTTCCTGCTTCTGCTACTTTAATCTCACTCTTTGAGTCATTGAACTCATTGGGTTCTAGAGGAGCTAGAGCTACATCCATCAAAGAGAAGAAAACTCCATAGTCTTCAATAGCTTTAGCACAATTAACTGTATAGTTTCTTTGACCTTTCATCCCAGCGAAGATTATGTTGTGGTAATTCTTCCAAACCTCATGCTGCCAATCTGATTTATCCACGTTTGGAGGAGGAGCGCCATAAAGATCCCAGCGACAGTTTTTAACACCTACTCTTTGATTTACAAGATGAGGAACACCAGAGAAGTAGCGAACGTCTTGTTCGTGGTGAATACCTCCTGCCCATCCAAATCTACAAAACTTGGTTTCTTTTTTTGGATGATTCCAAGCAGGTAGTTTGTAATCTACACAGTTGCGAACTACAGTCAAATGTTTACTTATGAAAGGCATAACCCTTTCTGCAAACTTATTTTGTGTTACTGTTGTAAGATCAGAGTTGCTATAAATGAACTTAGTAATCTCACCCAGCTTTTGTTCCTTGTATACGTTATACAATCTGTGACCTTCATAAAGATTAGTAAGAAGATCATCGGTGTCGTAGTGTACAAACTTACCAAACTCTTTTGCTTTACCTACAATTCTCGCAGTATAGTTAGCACCAAAGTTTGAAAGGTTATTTAGAACTACAATATCACACCACTTTAGATTCTCGAATTCCCAATCAGGAATCCAACGGGCAGTTTTAGTATCTGCACCTAATGGGTTTAGGTCAAACCTAACTTCTACTACATTAGGATACAACTCTGCAAGCTTTTTATAAGGTTGAATAACTCTGTATTGAGCACAACCTCCCTCGTTAGCAGGAGCAGCAAGTATCCTAAGTTTACGACCTAATCCTGGAAACCCGTCTTGTGTTTTCCAGTCAATGGTGTTTTGAACGCTAATTGATTGTACTTCTCTAGTATCCATAAAAAAGAAGAGGGAGATCAAAAGACCTCCCTCTATTATAGTTCTATCTAGTTAGATCAGCCCTCTAAAATCTGATCTTCTTCTACTTCAATAGCAGCAGCTTTACCCTCGAAAACAGCTTCGGTTTCAGGAGTAGAGTGGGTAACACCTAGACCTGCAAGAACAGAAGTTACTGCTCCGCCAAGATCAATGTTCTTATCGTAAGGAACAAGTGATTTGGCAGCATTCATGTAGTGTGAACGCTTACGACGGAACAGTAGTGCAAGCACACCTTCCCAAGCAGCTAGGCCAGGAATAAAAGCACCTGCGGTTGCAATAAGAGTATCAATCAAAGTTTCAAAAGATTGATCTCCTGCTGGGTCAGCTACAGAAACAGCCTTGCCACCAGGAACTACGTTATCACGATCGGTAATAACAAGTGTAGCACCATCTGGAAGTTCAGCTTCTAGTTCGTCTGGAACTGCTGTAGCTGGTACAACTTCTGCTCTATCAGCATCTACTACCTGATCGGAAGTAGTTAGAACAACATCTTGACCACCAAAGAACTCTTCTAAGGCAGCACAACCAGTCATAGTGAAAGTAGCAGTAGCGACAACTGCTGCTACGATAAGTGATTTAATAAAATTCATGATTGTAATTTCTCCAAATAATTATCGTCCGAAGTCTCGGACTGCTCGCTGGTATCTTCTACTGAATTTTGAATACCAGTGAGCATATCAACTTGCTTCCTCATTTCATCGTAATCCTCAAGACGAACAAGATCATGAATCTCATGAAGCTGTTCAGGAATACTTGCCATGAGTTGCTTGCTTCCTAGTGGGGTTGATTTTGGACGAGCTTGAGATTGATCATACTTGGGGAAATCACCATCCATTTCCTTAACGATCTTGAAATCAAATCCGTTCTCCATATCGGTGATATCACCATAATCCTCATCTAGAATGGTAGCGATAATCTTCTTGTAGATAATCACTCCAACTGAAAGAATCTTAACTTCTTCGTTATCACGATCAAATACGTTCATGTAGTAACGAGCGCGAGGCTTGATTTGACGAGCTAGATTCTCGTCTTCTTTGCGACCAGTCTTCCATAGAGCGTAGTAAAGATCGCAAAGAGGGCAAGACTCTCCATGAACTTTGCGGCAATGGAAGTTTTTAATCTTGCCGTCAGGTTGAGGTATGCGGTGAATCTTAGTCTCTGCGTAGAACTCGTGAGTATCATCCTTCCAAGGAAGGATTCTAACCACATTGGTTCCCATGTTTAGTTGATAAAATTTATCAAGAATGTCAGCAGAGTTATTTCCACCCTGACTGTTAAGTTCTTCGTGTTTACGTCGTAGTGCGTCTAGATCAATAGCCATTGTATATCCTTGTGTTATTTGTATAGTTTAGATTCTTCTCGTTTGTTTGCGCTACATTGTTGTAGCATATCTTTTCGTTGCTCAATTGCTTTCACAAGACCCTTAAGTAGTCCGTACCGAAAAGAAATATCATCCATCACTCTTCTTTGTTCAACATAATCAGGGTGACAGAAGACATAATCCTCTACTGCCTTAGCAGTAGCCTTAGCCGCAGTCTTTCTATATTCTTGGCTAAGTTGTGCTGAAATTCTATCAAGCTCTCTCGTGGCAGTATCCAACTCACGCTTACCTATCATAAGCAGAGCATGATATTGTGCATAATTAGAGGCTTGTTTTGTCATTTCCTCTTCGATGTTGTTATCATCAAAAGCTACAGCTTGTTTCTGTAGTTCATAATACTCTCCGATTGTGAGATTTCTAAATATTTCTTCTAATTCTTTCATTTTAGTTTTGTGAAATTCTTAGGGTGGAGTAGTCAACCTTCATTGGACACATCCATCGTGCTCTACCGTTTCTACTTTTCATTATATATCCTCGCATTTCTCCATTATCAAACTCTTCTGTTGTTTGGTTCAACGACATAGAGAAATCACAAGTTCTAATCTTTCCGTAGGAATCCCCAAGCTCTGCATCAGTAATAACATTTACTTTTGCACCCTGCCTGTTTGTCTGAGTAGCAGTCCAGACCAGAAGATTGTACTCCATAGCTAATCCTCGAAGCTCCTCTGCAATTCTCTGTTGAGCTTGATATTCTGCATCAATATCACGAACAGATCTCAGAAGCTCTAAGTAGTCTACAATCAATACATCTGGAATAAACTCTTCGTAGTTTTGAATCTGAGTAAGGAGGCTACGAATATTGTTCACAGAGGCTGTTCCTGTTGGAAACTCTTTAATCATCAACCTGCTGTTAGGAAACTCAGTCTGGAAGATTTTAATTCTCTCATTAAGAGTTAGCTGAGTTGCAGGATCTTTGAGACGTGACTGAGGAATCAAGGTCATTACAGAATCAAATCTTTGAGCGATTTTGTCTTCACTCATTTCGAGTGAAATGTAAAGAACCTTTCTTCCTTCAGTCATAGATTTAACGCCTTGGTTCACTAGATACAAACTCTTTCCGACTCCAGGAGGAGCAACAACCATAGCAAGCTCTTTTCTATTCAAACCACCTTCAAGGCTTTCATCAACCTTGGGTAGAATAGTTTTAAACTTGTCGTCGTTCTTTTTGTTGTTGATCCTATCCCATCTGTCTTTAAGAGAGTTAAAGTAAGACAAGCCTAGGTTTACGTCTCTATTAACCTGTAGTGCCTTTTTAACTTTATCTTCTACCTCACCAAAACGATCCTCTTTGATCAAGTGTACACTCTCAGCGATTGCACACTTCATCGCCTCTTTCTTTGCAAACTTCTCAACTATATCAATAATATAGTCTGTATTAGCAATACTACTAGTATCAAGATTATTAATACATAGCACTTCATCCTCATACTCAGAGTATGGAATACGAGAAGTTGCAATCTCCTTAGACTCTTGTAAAATAATCTCATCATTAGGAAGTCTCTTGTACTTCTCATAATAGTTTGAGATTATGTTGTAAATGTTTCCATGAATAGGAAACTCAAAGTATTCGGGCTTTACAAGGTTAGAAACTTCTAAGAAGCTATCTTTGTTTGATTTAACAATATAAAGAATGCCTCTTTGAATGTTCTCTGAAAAATCGTATGTCATGGGGTGTCGTTCTTTTTGCGTTTACCAGTCGTTACGTCTAAATTATAGCCTCTCTTATTTGCATTTTCAACAGCATCTGCTGTAAGTTTTTTATGAGACTCAACTCTTTCTAAAGTCTCTTTATCACTAAGCTTTCTAGCTTTTCCATCTTGGGCCATCTTCTCCCAATTTATATCATATTTTTTATATCGACCTGTCTCATCAGCCATTCTTTCTTTAGTTTCTCTAATGCTTCTATTCAAGAAACGATTGGCTGAATCCTTATCGAACCCTTTTTGTGCGTGCTTTTTATATCTCTGTCGAACAGTATGGAAGTCCATAGCATTGTTTCCTCTATTACCAGCACCATCATCTCCAAAGGAAACACCTACATTTTGGTTTTGCCAAAACTTTTCACAGAGTTTTCCACATTCAGGACACTTGGTTCTTTGAGGGGCTTTACCTATAGCGCACTCCTTATCCCAAAAGATATCACAATCACGGCATATCCATTCAAACTTCGGCATAGATATTAAAATTTCCTCTATTGTACATGGTTTCAAACTCTTTAAATGCCTTGTGTCTTATCTCTTTCTCGTATGGCGTGAAATAAGCCACAAGATCATCTGTGACGGAAATAATAGCATATAAGTGGTTAGTTCTACTGTTATACCAAATAGTTCCAGGTTTAAAAAATTGCATCATTCTTCCCAATAAGGATCATCTTCATAAGGTAGCGGATCTCTATACTCGTCACGCTCCACAATCTCCTGAGCCAAGAGTGCAAGCGTCGCCAACTCCAACTCCGACGTTGACATTTTCTTCCTCATTTTCTCCAACTTCTCTTTCCATATATTTTCTAATGTTTTCTTCATTTAATGGTATTGCTCTTAAAGGTTCATCTCCTTTTGATCCAGCTCTATATACTGTCATTCCTTTCAAGTAAGGTGCAAAGTCTAACGTAGCTCTACTAAAATCTTCTGGCTTTGATTCAGCAGGAAGGTTAATAGTTTTAGAGATACAAGAATCAATATACTTCTGAATACAAGCTTGTACAGCAATATGTTGCTCAGGAGTTACATCGTAAGCTCCAACAAAAGAATTGATGTCTTTACCTTCATTATAATACTGTTGGAATAGAGGATCAACCATTAACTCCTCTTTCCAAGTATTACCCATCCTCCATCGACGCATATACATAGCTGCGAAGATGGGCTCAATACCGCTAGAAACATTGTGAAGCATAGAGATAGTTCCGCATGGTGGAATCGTAAGCATTACCGCATTACGAATACCGTGCTGACGAATTAGCATTCTAATTCTAGTTGGAAGCGTCTTAGCAAACTCTTCGTTCAAGTACTTTTCACGATCAAACTCAGGGAATGGTGACTTGTCTCTTGCCAAGTAAGCTGATTGCTTATATGCTTCATCTCGAATGGTAGAGAATAGACGCTCTAAAAATTCTAAGCACTTTTCTGATCCGTAAACGATCCCGAGCTTGATTAGCATGTGGTGTAGACCTGTAACGCCAAGCCCAACCCTGCGTGATCTTTCGCCCACTAATCGGCAATCTTCTGTTGGGAATGAGTTGACGGTGAGCACGTTATCCAAGAATCGAATGCCACCTCTTACAGTCCTAGCAAGACGCTTCCAATCAACATCAGATCCATCCTCAAGAACCATGTTAGATAGGTTCACATTTCCTAGGCAGCAGTTACCGTATGAAGGTAAGCTGATCTCCCCACATGGATTGGTGGAATCTAATCTCTCAAAATACGAGACATTAGTGTAAGAATTAGCAAGGTCGATATTGTAAATACCAGGATCACCAGATTCCACAGAGTTAGTCCAAATGAGGTCCCAAAGCTCACGAGCTTTGATATCATTTTGTCCAATAACTTCAAAACTATCATTCCAATCTACTAAGTGAAAGTTCTTTGCTCTACCAAGAACATCTTCTTCGTCTAGACCAAGAACACGAATAATTTCATCTCTTCCTTTAGCTTCATTGAATCTACGAATATCGTAGGAGTGGTATTGCTTATTGTTAAAAGTAAAGTACCAATCCTCATTCAATTCAACAGCTTCTAAGAATCTGTTAGTAATTGCGACGGAAATGTTGAAGTTGTTTAGCTGACCTTGATCTAGCTTTACATGAAGGAACTCAAGAAGATCTGGGTGAGTAACATTCAGAATACCCATAAGGGCAGTTCTTCTGTTCTTACCAGCCTTCACATGGTTTCCAACTTCATTAATCATTTGAAGAACAGAAACAGCACCAGGAGCAGAGTTAGAAACACTACCAATAGAATCACCTCTTGGACGAATCTTTGATACGTTAAACCCAACACCTCCACCAGCACATGAGATTCTATACATGTCCTGAATGGTTTTTCCGATGCTATCTACATTATCTTCTGGAATAATAACGTAGCAATTAAGTAGGTTGTGGCGACCCCTGTTACGACCCGAGCCAAAAATAATTCTGCCACCTGGGATGAAGTCTCCACTTCCGATGATATCATAGAATGTGCTGTAATACTTTTCAACATCTTCATCTTGCTCCGCTGAAGCCATCAATTTTGCAATGGCTTTTGCTCTTTCTGACCACTTGGTCTCACCAGGGTAAGCGTATCTCGCTTCAAAGATTTCTTGACCAACACCTTCTAATTCTTTTATTACCATATTTATTCCTTTAAGCTACTTATTCCGTCACGTTTCATTATAGTGAGGGTTTTTGAATTATCAAGTAAAGATTTAAGGTAATTATTATGTGTAATTACGAACAAAACCTTATCTTTCTTCAATTCTTGTAGTAGTATGTAGAGACCATAGATACCATCTTGATCTAAACTTTCAGCAATTTCATCGAAAAAGATTAAATTATTTTCAGACCTTGATGTTCGAGTTAGAAGAGATTGCAAACCAAGCGTCACAGCAAGCGACACTTTTTTCTTTTCACCTCCAGACATTGAGATAAAATCAATTTCTCTTCCATAATGAGTGATAGTTTCATTCAACTCCTCATTAAACTCTATGTTGAACTTACCTCTAGAAAGATGGGATAGATAAAAGTTTGTTCTATCATTGAAATACTTTAATATATTTCTTATTAAGAAACGTACCAGCCCTGATTCAGAAAATGCTTTCTCCCAGAAACGCATAATATCATAACTCTTAGATGCTTCTTTTTGTTTCTGATATGCAGCGTCCATTTTATCTACGCTTGATTCTCTAATGAGTTCCAAAGTGTCTTCTTCCTTTTTTAAATTCTGAAAATGCATTAATTTCTTATAATCAGAAGAAGTTATCTTTGGAGACTTAATCTTTTTCTTTATTTTAGATAGTTCTCTCTTTTCTAGTTCAATTTCCTCAATAATTTTATCTCTATTTGTCTCTAGTTTGGCTAAGTGTTCTTGTATGTTGTCTAGTGGTTTACCGCATTCTGTACAAGAATCTTTGGGATTTTTTATACTATTTTCTATAGAATGTAGCTTTTTAGTCAAAGATCTTATAGAATACTCCTTATTCTCTTTTTGTGAGACTAGGTTGTGATATTCTCTTTCTTCTTTTACTACTTCATCAAAGGGAGTACTAAGAACACCTTCATCGAACTCGTCTGTGAGTTCCTTTTTAAGTTTTTCTAAGTTTATAATCTTATCATCTATCTCAGAAATAGTCCTGTCATACTCATTAATAACTGCTTCTAAGTTTTTAATCTCTTGATTGAATTCAGACTTGAGATATTTTACTGATTCTCTGTATTCAAATAACTGACCTTGATCTAGGAAATTTTTGATGATAGTTCTTTTATCTTCTGGAGTAGATCCTACGAAGTGTATGTTGTTCTCTTGACCAAACACAGTCGATGCTAGGAAAATCTTATAGTTGGTATTAAGATGTTCCTCTAATAGCCTTTGAGTATTAATAATACTGTTTTGAGTCTTCTCTTCGCCATTAATCCATATGCGAAGATACGCAGGCTTCTTGCCTCGATCAATAACTACATCATCAACTTGCATCCTAACATAGCAGTTCTTAGGGTTGCTTATATTTATTAAAGCTGATTCATTAGACTTCCTGATAGTTTTTCCAAATAATCCCCAAACTACTGCCTCAATAATAGAACTCTTACCAGAGCCGTTTGAATCTCCTGTATCAAGATTCTTTCCTTCAATCAATACAAGACCGTCGTAACTCTCAAAGTTGAGTTTTACATTCTTTATTGAATAAAAGTTATTGGCTTCTAAGTTTTTGATTTTCATAAATCGTTTTTAGCCCTGACATCAACTCTTCTTTTGGAAGCTCAGTATCGCTAGAGTTTATATACTCTTCTATCAGATCATCAGTTATTTCGTTTACTGAATTTTCTGTATCGTATGTTCCAACATCATACTCTTCGTGATATACTCTTCGATACTTTGTTTCTACATAAGCTACTTTCAGATCCTTCAATGCATCTGAAACTGATTCGGTGCTTTCTTCCAGAGAATTAAGCATTACTCGAAGCATTGTAAAGTAGTTTGGATCATTTAGAAAATCAACATTTGAAGGAATGTCTTCAATGTTTATGGTTATATGTCTTGGACCACAATCTACTGAATCTAATCTGATTTCTTCCCCTTCGAGAAAAGCAACATAGCAGTCTTTTCTTGATTCGTTGAAGGAGGTTGTGTATGGGGTTCCAAGTGTAATGACTTGCTTTTCTTGATTGAAACCTTTTTTAGAAGAAAAATGGTGTATATGTCCAAGAATCGTTGTATTCCGAAAGTGGTCGAGATTAAGATTAAAGTCGTTATCGCCAGCGGAATTAAGACACCCATTATAGCCAAAGTGCCCAAAAACCACACTGTTATCAGGAGCACGTTCCAAATCAGAGATAATACGTTCTTCACTTTCATAGTGCGGAATAAGCCATTTCTTTTTATCTAAACTTGCTGAAGTTTCTTTTATTACCCATATATGATTTTGTCTAAACAGAGATAATGCTGTAATACCGTCGTCTGTTTTATTTTCGCTGTCGTGGTTTCCTCTTAGTATGTATACATTTTTACTAATAGGAATCTCGTCTAATACTCTTTGCAATGCAAGCAATACAGAAGGATAAGGTCTTCTGTGCATCATCAGATCCCCTAGAAATACAAAATCATCTACTTTATCTTTGTATCTCCATATGAGTTGCTTTACTGCATTTTCTTGAGCTTCAAGAATTCCAACAGGTTTAGTATCAAAATGCAAATCACCAATTACTAAAGTAGCCATATATCACCACTTATCTATTGGACATTTCTGATTTAGCATTTTTGTTTTTAGTTCTAGATAACAACCACAGTGATTACAACGTCCACTTGGTTTATTATAGAAATAACATTTTCTACAAATATCCATTCTTTGTTTGGATATATCACTAGAGGTAGGAAAACCAGCTCTAGCCCATCTCCACAGTCCTGTTAAAAAAGTCTTAGCTTGTGTAATTATTGAGGGCATTCCAATAAGTTCTTTTCTTTATTACACTTCGTACAGGTCTTCATACCAAGAGACTCCTTCATGTCTATCTTCTCTAGTATATGTAGATGCATAAAGAGTTAAAGCCTTCCAAGAAACAGGAAAAAGATTATTACATATCTCACCGATTAACCAAGCATAGTCTTGTGTTTCTTTTTGAGCATGAAGTTCTGTACGCATATTCCAAACATGAAACCAAGAAAGCAAAGATCCGGTCCAAACAATAGTGGTGTACATCGACTGAGGCAGAACCATGCGGGCTTGCTCAGGAGCTACCCCTTGATCTAATAGTCGAGTATACTGATATAAACAAGATTGATTTTGTACATCAAAACTATCACTCAAAATAGAATCTAATAATTCCTCAGAAGATCCTTGCTTTTTATCTTCAGCGTATTTCCTTACTATATTAGGAACATAAAATTGAGGCTCTGATCTAATATATCGACGCGAGACCTCAGATAAACTCATCCCCACCTGATGTTTACCTATCTGCCGCAATATGAAGATAGGTAGATACATCCTCACAGTGAGTTGTGGATGGCGAAAGGGAAGGACATGCTTCTCTCTCGCCAGATAATTGATGAGTCGAGTATCTTTCTTCTCATCAAAATCTTCATGCTGTTTATCAAAGGAACATCTAGCTGCATTTACTACAAGTAAATCCCCATCTTGAGTAGAAGATATATCTTCTACAAAACCGATTTCATCATGAATATACAGCTTCATTAAGTTCTTCCTTTGTTATAATTGGCATCCCATATTCATTATAGCCAACTGCTTTTGCTTTTCCAAATGAAGGTCCTATTTCTGCTTCAATCTCCAAAGGAACCTCAAACTCAATCCCAAACAGTTCTTTAATAACTGGATACTCGACCATATGTTTTCTCATAATGGTAAGAGTCTCCTCTACTTCATCCTTAGGGCAGACAATCTCAATTGAGTCGTGAACAGTAGCTACTGGAAAGCCTCTCATTCCTCTATGTTCCATCTCTCTCGCAATGTAAATCATTGCAATAAGAAGAACGTCTGAGGCTGTACTTTGAATAGTAAAGTTTATTCCTTGACGTAAGGCTCTTTGAACTACTTTATTATCTTTACTTCTTACATCAATCAAGTGTCTACGTCTGCCAAAGATCGTATAAGCGTACTCATTCTCTAGAATGTGATTTCCAATGAAATCCATGTATGCAGGAATAGCAGGGAAAGCTTCAAAGTAAGAATCAATAATCCTTTGTGCTTCATCCACAGACAATCCGAAAGTCTGAGAAAGGTTAAACGCTCCTCCTCCATACACAATCAAGAATGATGTTGTCTTAGCAAGCTGTCTTTGCTCTTTGCTAGTCCTATCTTGTTTGAATGTAAGCTGTGCAGAATATGTATGAAGATCTAACCCTTCTCGAAATGCTTTACGCATGTTCTCTTCTTTAGAGAGGTGGGCAAGAACTCGCAGCTCCATAGCAGAATAGTCCGCCTGCAAGAATACCCAATCCTTTGGAGCTACAAAAGAGTTACGAATATTGTTTACCTTCTCTCTAGGAAGAGTGTGGAAGGATACGCCCATAGGATGCTTACCATTCTTATATCCAGCACAGCTCAAACGTCCTGAGGTCGTTCCTTCCATTCGGAAATCTACGAATACTTTATTCTTCTCATTGTATTCAATAGACTTCTTAACACCCTTAACATAAGTCTTGTAAAGTTTGTCTACGTTGCGAAGCTCAAGAAGCTTCGTCATGAAGTTTCTTGCTCGAACAAGATCTTCTTTTTTCTTACTCTTAAGGTGTTGTACCGCAATAGACTTTTCTCTAAGTCTGCTATCCCATTTACCCACGACGTTCTAACTCCTCTTCAATGAGTTCAAGCAAAAGTTTAATAGTATCAGCATCAGTTGATGGTGCTCCTTTACCTGTACGAGCAGGAGGATAAAGCTCCAGCGCACCTTCTCTAGTATAGAAGATTTCAATCAAACATTTAGTGGAATATACATTATCTGTAGGAATCAGACCTACACTCTCATGTAAATCATCCTCTAGATTTACAATATGAGATTTCAGAAGTCTTCCTGTCTCATCAAGTTCTTTAGGATCAATATTGATTCCTCTAAACTCAGCCTTAGCAAACACAGAAAGACCAGGAGAAAGAACGTGATCAACTAGAACTGGAAGATTATTTTCCTCGTTTTGAATCTTTTCATTGATCAGGTCAAACAATTTAAGCGTGAAATAAGTATCCATCGCATTACCTCTTGCAACTTCATGCAGAGGCATGTTCTCCCAATCAACCTTTGAGGGATCATTTACTGTAAGCATTAGAGTCTACTAAGTTCGTGTGGGAAGTAAATTTTAACAAGATCCATCAAACCCTTTGGAGAGTTCTCGTCAAGAGTATGGTACATCAACTTAGTATCATAGACGTTGACTGGCTCAATTCCATACTTATAAAAGAACTTCAAATCGAACTTCGCATTGTGCATGACCTTCTTGTTTTTTGGATTTTGTAGAATATCCCTCAAACAATCAAGAACATCATCAAGATCATCTTTAAAAGGTGAGTCTTTATGATCTATTGGTATAACCCATGTATTATCGTGGGTAGTAAAAGATACTGTAGTAATTTTATGTCTCGTAAAATCTAAACCTGTTGTCTCAACATCAGCAGCAAGAGTTTTATCAGTATCTTTCAAAATACGCCTACAAGCCTTAACCTCTTCTAATGTCATTAGCAAATCATAATTAAGTTCTAGCTTGTTAGTATTTCCATAAATGTAAGTATCTAATCCGTTAGAAATGTCTTTCTGAAAGAGATGCTTAAACCTAGGTTCCTTGATTACTGAAAAGGGATGATAGATTGGAACTACCACGCACTTATGATCTTCAATCTCATATTCATATGCGTTTCCCCTCTTTGAATTGATTCCGCTTTTCTTGATAAGCATCTTCATAGCGAGGTTTCCACAGGTAAATACCAGCTTAGGACGGATCTTTAGAATCGTTTGCTCCAAGTGGTTTCTGCATTTGTGGAAATCAGCAGTCTTCATATCCGCTTCTCTAACAGAGGGACATTTTACAGACGCAGCGGTTTCAAACTTTTCCTTACAGCTTTCCTCAATTAGAGCAAGCTCCTGTGCGTTAAAAGCTTTTGCGGATCCGAACTTGTAGTTCAAAGAGTCTGATAGAAAGAGGATATCGGACTGAGATTTATTCTCATAGTCCATTATGGAGTGTGCTGGTTTATCCTTATTTAAGATTGAGCAGCCATTACATACCTCGTTGCTGCACCTTAACTCTGAATTTGCGAATAACTTATCTAGATTATCCATCTATTATAATGTATGGGTAAAAACTATATCGACAACAAAAGGTTTGAAGACCTCATCCTATTATACAAGGAAGATCCAGAAACTTATGAAGAAGAACTGGTAGAAACTTTTGATTTATTAATTTCTAACATACTCGCATCATTTAAGTTCAACGTGGACGACGAGGACGCCAAACAAGACTGCTTTGCTCTAATATTAAAGACTATAAAAAACTTCAAAGCAAAGAAAGGAACCGCCTTTAACTATTTTACGACGGTTATATTAAATAACCTCAAGTTTCTTTATACCAAAGATAAAAGGTATAGGGAGAAAATTGAGGCTTATATGGATCGAGAAGTAAAGAAATATGATGATTTACTTTAAGCTTCCAAGTACTCGTAAACTTTTGGAAGATAATCTATAACTTCGGTATTTTCTTTTTTTACGTTTACTAGAGCAGGTACTACCTTAGTATTGTAGATTACAAAACTATGTGGCATGTTGAAGCTATCTACAATGTAGATCTTTTCTGCCTCCTCTTGTGAGGACTCGTATAGTTTTGACAATAACTTCTCTGAGTTTTGGTCCCACAAAGAAACGAATAGAATACTAAAGTCTTCCTTGCTTTTCTTGTGGGTCTTAATGACTTTCGAGAGGTCATTCTCTTTTAGTAATCTTACTACGTTGAAATTTTTAAATTTCATTCTTCTTCGTCAGATGAAGTTTCTTCTAAAGACACGCTTCCATCGTTTCCTTCAACGACTTCAACACCCATTTTTTCTAACTCTTCAGCGTTAGCTTCAGCATACTGCTTTACAAGTTCAGCAAGCTGCTCTTGCATAGTTTTTACACCTTGAAGGAAGATACTTTTGATGAACATCTCTTCTGAGACATGCTCTGGCTTGACCATCTCAGTAAAGCCCTTAAAACCAAGGGCCTCATCCTTGTCTAAATTAAATCGTAACTGCATTCTACCGTTTCGCCTTTCGTTAATTCTAACTTTCCAAGAATCCGTATTGAAATGAATTTCTTCTTTTGATTCTGTCATTTGTCTATTATAGTCTAGAGGTTTGAATCATGCAAGATGATTATGATATTTCTGCTTTAAAAAAGAAAAAGAAGGTTAATAGCCGTACAAAAGGTAGCTCATTTGAGCGCAACATTGCCAAGGTGTTCAATGATAGATTCGATACCAAGGAATTTTCAAGAACTCCTGGATCTGGTGCATTTGCCACCACACACTCCTTACCAGATCATTTAAAGATATATGGAGATTTAATAACCCCTAAAAACTTTAAATATTGTATAGAGTGTAAGAAAGGATATAACAAAGAAAACTTATATAGTTTATATAATGATAGTTCCGACACTTGGAAATTTATAAAACAATGTGAGAAAGATTCTGAGAAGTGCGGAAAATATCCAATGGTTATATTTAAACAAGATAGACAACCAACATTAGCCATAGTACCCTATCATATATGGATAGATAATGCTTATTATTGTATAACTATAGAAGATAAAGATAAAACAAGAAAATATAAAATATACTTATTTGATGAGTTACTAAAAAAAGAACCTAATTCTTTTTGGTTTGATTAAATAATTCAGTTAATAACTCAATCTGATTTGCAAGTAATTCACTTATTTTACTGCTATTTTCCATTGATGGTATATTTCTCTCTTCAGCCTTAGCAATATTAGTTTGAGCCCAATCAGATATTTCAAAATCGAATCTAGTTCTAGCAGAAGGCTCTTTGGCACTTTTACTAGCTGTTCTTGATAGATTAAATCTACCAACTAATTGTCCACTTTCTTTATCAATAAACTTAACACCAGACTCTGTAAAGTCTAAAGTATATTTATCTTTATTATCTCTGAGTTCTTCAAAGATAGCATTTTGACTGAATACTCTTGTTGAGTTATCTGCTTTAGAAACAACTAACTGCATTAAATCTTTTGAATTACCTCCAGTTAAGAAAGCCATTCTTAATACAGAATCAAAAGTATCTGATGAAGTTTGTGGATCTTCAAACCTATTTCTAAGATTATCAACTATATTTTTTCTTTGAATATATTCTTTTATATATTGTTGATCAGCTTTGTTTGTTGGATCTAAATTTGCTAAATTTCCTTGTGGGTTAGAACCAGCTTTTAGAATTTCCTGTGCAAACTTATACCTTTCTGGAGTAAGGCTTTTAGCTCCTTCTGAATTTAAAAACTCTTCACCCCCTAATAGAACATTTTCTATTAATTGATGATCATTTTCTAAAGATTCAAAAAAAGCTATTGACTCATCACTTATTGGATATTCATTTGATTTTTCATTAAAATCATCACTGTAATACGGATCACTTTCAGGAATAGTTCCTAAAACTGCCATGAACATTCTTTCAGCTCTGTTGTACTCACCTAGTTTAGCATCTTTAAATTTTATATATAATTTTTGTCCGAGCCCTAAAGTATAGAATTCACTAGATTCATCTAGTCCAAGTTCTTTTAATTCTTCTTGTACTTTACTTTTCACATTTTCTGGAAGATTCTTTAAGAAATCTTTCATATTAGTTTTTTCGTATGCAGATCCTTCTTCTTCACTAAACCCAACTGATCTTGCAGCTTTTTTAGCAGCATCCTCACTTGTATAAACAAGCATATTATCTGCTCTAGCTCCTTGCTTGCTTTTAGCTCCATAAGGAACTATCTTATCTGCTCCCATTTTTCTATATAAATCTTGATTTGCTTTTACAAACAAAATTAATAGTTTAGATAATTCAGGTTTATTTTTAAAAAGTTCATTATCCTCTAGAAGAGTTTGATATCCTGATTCTTCTTCTAAAGTAATCATATCAGTATCAAAAGCATCTACCAAAGATTGAGTTATTTTTTCAGATTCTAGTAAAGCTTGAGCTATTTGAGTTACTAATTTTTTTGACTTTTCACGATCTCCAGTTTTACTGAGTTGATAAATATCGTTACCTAAAGCAAAAAGACGTTCTGCTAAGGTTCCACTTTTAGCATTTATCTGAGCTTGATTAATGGCATCATCATAAAGTTTTTCTATTTGATCAGGACATACTTTTTTAATTGAATCAAATATTAAAGCACTCATCCTACCTGTAGCTGGTAAAGCAATTCCAGTAGTATTATCTGCACCATAGATTATATATCTATCTTTTGCTTTACCTTTTCCTTCGGTATGTTTAGTTTTTGCCACTTTATTTTTTATATTATCACAGTTTGGACTTTTAGATGTTACCTCTTTTAAAACAGAATTTAAATTATCTAAAATCTTCTGCCTAGTGACAGAATCAACAGTGTCCATACCCTCTGAAATTTTTACATCAATATTACCTTCTTTATCTCTTGTGATTTCAATTCCTTTAGTAGTTCCACTTTTTGAAAAAATCTTACCTAAAGAATCACCAGACTTATTAGTAAAGTTTAAGTAATTTTGAATTTGCTGTTCGCAGCTTACATATTTTTTAGTTTGTTGAAACTTTTGTGTTATCTGATCACAAAACTTTGAAAGTGCTTCTGATATTCCATTTATAGATATTATATTTTCTCTATACTCTTCTGGAATTTCTTCATATAGCTTTTCTCCTGGTACAGTTCTCTTCTCTCGTGCTGTCTCTCCTCTTTCTTTTTCTGGTAACTGAAAAAATTGTCTATTCTCAGTTCCTGGAGGATCTTCTGAAACATAAATTATACTTCCATCTGAAGAATAATAAAAACCTCTATATTTTCCACCAGCCCCCGCTGATCCAGGATTAAATTGAAAACCTCTTTTCTTTAATTCTTCAGCAGTCTCTTCTTGTATATAACGCAGCTTAAATGTGCGCTTTTTTAATCTGTTATAACTATAAAGAAGTTCGTTAAAGTAGTCCATAACTTATAATAGAAAAGTGGCTCAGTCTACTATTCAAGAATAGACTGAGCCGTTTTGACTTTTTCAAATCATCAAAGGTTGTACATATCCAAGAAATCGTAACGGAAGTTTACATCTAATGTGTGGAATGAGTTAGTTTCGTAGTTAAATTCAGATGCTGCCCATTTTCTTGGGTAAACGCCATATACTTCAATGGTTGAATGAGGTCTTGAAGTATTATCTAACATGACGATCTCCATTTTTGGAACTTTAAATGTTGAAGTTGGATCACCTCCAGGAGCAGCAAATGGAGTCATTTCACCTGTAAGTGGATCATAAATCCTTTTAAAGTATTTCCAAAGATCACTTGCAGTTTGACGAAGATATAAGTTATCAAAGGTAACTACAAGCTCTCCTGGAGAAGGCTTTCCAGGGTAATGTAATCTATCGTTAACACGGCTAACAACGATATCTTCTACACCCATCTCTAAACCAGTAACCTTCTTAGCAGCTAGAGTTAGATCCTGTTGATTAGTTACAGTTGCAGGAAGACCTAAGAATCTAACTTCAAACTGATAAGTCCTTACTGAATCAAGATCAGTTGATACAACAGGCAATCCTTGACCTGGAGTAAAGTTTCTTCCATACTTAGTTTTGTAATAAGATTGTGCCATTATTTATTCCTTATAGTGAAGTTATGTCTGCTGACTGAGAGGTTAGGTTTAGCTCGAAGATAATTATTTCAGCAGTCTTGGTTGGCTTCAAGATAACCTTACACCATAGTTCATTTCTATCAACTCTGGCTGGAGTATTTACTGTTTCATCGCAGATTACACGGAAATCCTGTATACCACGCCTTCTTAAGATATCATCCAAGAATGGATTCAAGGCAGATTCTAGCTGTTCCCAAGTAAATTCATCATTAGGCTCGAAAACAAATCGACCAGTACCTTGAAGTAGAACTTTTCTAATGTAGATCATCAATCTACGAACATTAATTCTATCAAGAGCAGATGGTGATCTTTGAGCAGTTCTTTGACCAAAGATTGTTATACCTTGCTGTGGGAACGATGAGATTGGGTTGATAGCGTTTCCACCACTGTACATTGAATCTCTATCACCTTGAGTAATCTTGACTTCAACATCAGTTGGTTTAGTTAATCTACCTCTACGGAATCCAGCAGGAGCGAACCAACTATCAGCTACTGAATCAGTGAAAGCCATCTGCCTTGCAGCAAAGATTGTTGGATCATACCAACGATCCTTCTTATCAAAAGTACTAAACACTTTAACATGAGGAAAGAAAATTGCAGCGTAAGATGAGTTGATAGCTGAAGTTCTAGAGTAAGCAGTAGTAGTTGATTTGCCATTATGCCAATCAATTGCATCTTGAGTAGTTCCGATTCCATAAGGAGGAGAAACTAGAGCAAGGAAAGCTTGAGTACTTTCTGCTACACTAATTAACTCATTTTGAACAGCTTCATTGTAGACACCAGGAACTAAAGCAATTCCGACGTTTAATGATTCATCCTCAAAAGCATATGCTCCTGTTTTATCAGATGTACTTCCAACTAAAGTTGTTACATCATTGTCTCCATTATCACCACCTGCTAAATTATTGGTAGCTTCTATTAACTTAATCCATCTTGGACCAGCAGTTGTGGTAGTATCCGTTGTTGCAGCTGTACCAGCAGAGTTCTTGTAAGAATACTCAACAGCACCCCCAAGATTTAAATCAGAAATATCTTTTCCAAAACTTGCTAGAGATACAGCATCAATATCTGATCCTGCAACTTTAATAGCAGCTTTAATAATTTCTGAAGTAGTATTTGTCTCTCCAGTGTTAATCTTATCTTCAATAAAGGATCCTGAACCTACAAGACTTACTTTGAAAGTTTCGTCTATTGCACCATCTTGATTAATAAGTACATTAAAGTTTTGACCACCTAGGAACTGTGTAGTTACTGAGTTTCCACTAACACTTCCATCGGTCCTTGTTCCGCCATTATACCCAGCTCCTGGATATAATGATTCAACATGATAAACTACAGATTTTGCATCGGTAATAGTGTTATTGAATGTAGCTCCATATACAGTTACTGAAGAATAATTTACTGATCCTTTTCCATAATCAGTTGAACTAGTGGCTGATGCATCTGTTGGGAATAAAGCAGAAACACCTGTAGTAAATTCAGAATCAGAGTATGCTTTAATGGTCATGTAAGCACCAGAACCTGCATAAGATCCTACTAAAGCTCCAGAGGCAGTTAAAGCACCATTATCATCAAATACGCCTATCTTATCGGAATCTAAACCTCCACCTATTATTTTTCTTAATGCTTCAGTTTGAGTTCCACCAACACCTACAGTTCCAGAAGGAATTGAGAATTGTTTTGATTCTAACCTATTAACACCAGAATTGTCATAAACATCAACTTGAAGGTAAAGATTAGAAGAAACTCCGTAACCATCAGCAGAAAGTATAACGGAAGGGCAAGCTCCAAAAGCCATGCTTGCAGAAGCATCCGCAGCTTCAGCACCAGCACCCCTTACAAAATAAACTGAATTTGTTTCTTCTAAAATTTCTAAAGCACCTTCAACAGCTTGACCTGTAATATTTTCAGAAGGAGCACCGAAAGTTCTAATCAACTGATTTTGATTAGTAATTAAGGTTGGAGTATCAGTTGGACCTTTTGAAGCAAATCCTAAAATTCCAACAACTGATGTATTTACGGAAGGTAAGTAATCAGAGATATCTTTCTCTATTACATAAACTCCGGGTGAGACGTAATTTGGCATATAAATATCCTATTAGGCGTTAGTTACTTTAAATAACCTTCTTTTAACTAAAGTTTTAACTTGTTCTGTAATGTAGCTTTCTGGAACTACTTTTGATTGTCCTGGTTTTATGATAACCTCTTTTGCTCCAGTTTCTGAGCTAAAATAAACTGTGAAAGCTTGTAAACTGGTATTTTGAACTCTTTTCATCTCTTTTTTTCTCCTTATTATCTACCTCAGATATTTATAAAAATTGAGAACTTTTTTTATAGTCCAATATTTACGTTTGTAACAGATGTTTGGCTTATTACTGCTCCATTATGAGGGATAGGACTTTCTGAAGATTGTTTAATTACATGAGAAGGAATTAAATCTC